AGGTACAACACCAAGACCATGACCAACCGTACCACTTGTTGAACCTGTATACGTCACAACACTAAACCCAGCAGACGCATTAACGCTTACAGTCGATGTGATTGAGCCGTTGGTGTTGCTAGACGTTGAGCCTTTTCCTGCTTGCCATTGCCAAGCTACATACGTTGTACCGTTGTTGTTACCCGCAGCAGCGTTATCAAGCGTAAATCCATTGGAGTTAAATGCTTTAACACCAGTAATAGACGATTCTGCTTGAGTTGAGTTAGACACAAGTAATAAACCTGCACCACGCACAGAATCAAACAAACTATTGTCGTAGTTTACTGATCTACCTTTGTACCAAACCAAATCTGGCTGAAATGGTGCAGCATTAGTAATAACGTGATTGGTTGTACCGTCACCCGTGTACAGCGTAGCATCCATGTACTTATTGCCTTGCAGGATTGTTCCTGTGGGCAAGTTATAAGCGTTAAGGGCTACGAAGCCTGTTGGGGGTGTGTAAGTGAATGGTTGTTGACCAAAGTTCAAGTTCCAGCCTTTGCCCGTTGTGCCGTTGCCATTACTTGCACAAATAACGGTTACTGCTGTGCCAACTAAACCCGTATTAAATGCAACACCCTGAGATGAGTTATTTTTATAAAACGTAAGTGTTCCATTGTCTAAATCTACCGCAACACCGATTACATCACCAGAGTTGTAAGTTGCGCCATAAGCAGAACCTGATCCCGTATAACTCCCCGGACCAAATTTATTACCGTTGTAATCAAAGTAAGCCCAAATATCACCTGTCGGTGCACCACCCCAAGTAAACCCGTTATTAAAAGTAGCGGCTGGCGTGCAAACTCCAATCGTGTGATAAGAAGTAGCTCCTACGACTGTTCCTTCAAAATACCATTTACCACTTTGTACTTGGAATGTTCCAAAACCGTTTTGCCATCCAGACGATGCAGTATTTGAAAACGTCATGTTTCCATTGATACAAGTTCCGGTATAACTATTTAACGGATTTAACACAGCATAATTAGCCGCCGTAGCACTGGTGAGCGTCGGCACATCCGTCATCGAGTCATACGTCACACCAGCCGTAATCGAAATGTTGTTCGTAGTCCAGTTGTTACTGTTACCTGAGAAATCATATCCAAGCGTCGTTGTACTAGCCGTATTGCTGAACGGTAAATAGAACCCGTTAGTACCGTAAGTACCTGAGTATTTAGCAGGTTGCCAGACCCCTGTGGTGGCGCTGAATGAGCCAAAGGATGTCGGGGTTAGGGCTTGACCGTCGATGACGTTCATTTCAGCAAGATAGCCATCATATTGATAATTTGCGCTACCACCGTAGCGACCAATATAACTATTACCAGCGTTTTGCATAAATTGCATATTGTAATTTAACGCTGGATACGTTGCCGTACTAAATGCTGTAACTTGGCTTCCGTTTATATACAACTTTACTCTATTTGACGCTGTAGTTTGAGTAGTATCAATAGAAACTACTATGTGATACCAAGCGGAAGGGTCACTAAATTTTTGAGTTGTTGTTAAAACGTAAGCTAACCCGTCATCAACATCTAAAGTTAAATTTCCATTAAAGTTTACTGAAAATATTTGAGCACCAGCATTTATGCCGTTGTAAGCACCAAAAATTGTTGAACCAAAAGCAGCGGTAGCTGCTCCTAGCTTTGCCCAAACTGAATACGTTTGAATTTTTAGATTTGTTGCCGCAGCAGAATATACTTTTGATAATTGAGCAGACGCACTGGCACGAAACCGTAAGGATTTCGAGAGCGTATATCCACCCGCAGAGGGTGCAGCGATCTTAGCAGCACTAAACATTAGAAATTCTGCCCATAAACAGCACCATAAACGTTTGTGCCATCGTTATAGAAATTAAAAATATCGTACTTGCCTGTAGCAGAAGTCGGTGTAGGAGTCGTGCCACCTGCCCATTTCAATGTTGAACTACTGCTCCATGTCAACGCATCAGCAGCGTTGTACTTAACAATAATGGTGTAGCTCTTACCAGCAACACTAGAAGGTAGCGTAATCGTTGTAGAACCGCTTGTAGTGATCTCTTGTATCGTACCGTTACTCAGCGACACTGTTGTGTTGCCCGTCGCTGTATAGAGCGTTTCTACATAGTTGGTGATAGTTGGATTAGTGACCGTTACACCAGACGATAGATTACCGCTTGAGACGGTGACGTTTGTCAGGGTGACGTTACCAAACGATGTTGTGGTGTTGCCCAGATACACCGTGGTGTTACCAAGAGTGATGCCTGTCGCAAAATTAGAATCCAGTTGTGATAACGGGATTGCAGTGGTTGCCGTAGCAAAAGTATAGGGGACAGTCATTAGAACCTCACTCTTAATTCATGTTCAAATTCAAATCCATTTACAGTAAAAGCGGGATTGCTTGATGTTACTGTAATGCCAAGATATTTTCCATACTGTGATGCGTCTGTTTTGTACAAACTATATCCAATTTGACCCCAGCCAATCGTCGTACTGCTGTTATTTGTCCAAGTAATCGTTGTCAAATTATTATTTTGCCAAGCCACTAAAGAACTTAACGTATACGCTGGGCTTGAACCCGTTTCAGAATCCACCGTGGCTGACATCGTTATTGAACTAGTATTGGTAGCCGTTGCCTCAATGCCAATCTTTAACGCTTGCTTAGTCCGTATCGGATCAGTCATTGGCAACAAAGCCGTTTGTATCCGACTGGTGATTGATCCAGACGTATTCTGATACAACTGATAAAGCGTTGATCCATCCGTGCCAAACAGTGTAATTTTACCGTTCAATGGCACAGAAGTAATGTATTTTAAGTTATCGCCTTGTGACGTTAAAAACCATTTCTTCTCAAAAAACACCGCCTGAATATACCGATACGTTTGCGTAAATGTTGCGTCATAATATCTAAAGTTAAACGCAGCACACAAAATATTGTTTAGCAATACTTGTCCCGCATAAATGGGATAAGTAAAGTCAATATTAGGGAACAATCCATCAAGCGGGTCAGACAGTTTAGTTGTCGTACTTCCTACTAAAGCGTACACGCCATAGTCGTTTAAGAACAAAATAGACCGAAAATACGGGAATATTGCGTAAGGACGCTTTGATCCAACCGATGCTGAAATGTTGGTGTTGGTAAACACCGTCACACCACTCGTATCCACCGTGACATTAGAAATCACGTTAATACTGTCATCACCAAAAATATATAAGAAATTATTAGCAGAAATAATTTGCTGGATATTTCCGTGCAAGGTTTCGTCGGTCAACACAAACGAACCAGCCGATACAGACGTAAAATCTGTATAAGAATTGACTGCTGAATAATAAATGGTACGCCCAGCCGCAATCCATACCCTGCCGCTAAACGATGCAATCCCAACATTAGCATCAGAATTGACAATACCTTTAAGCACTGCGCCTGTTCCACCACCGCCTGATACAGTCACCGTTAAATTAGACGCATTGGTGTAACCTGAACCTGGATTAGTAATCACTACTTCAACAACCTGACCACCGGACAGAACAGCCGTACCTGCCGCACCTGAGCCACCCCCGCCTGAGAATGACACAACTGTATTGGCTGAGTTGATATACCCTTTACCACCTGTTACCACTACCGCTGATGCCGTACCGGTTGCAAACGTCACGACTCCTGCAATTGCCGTTGCACCACTACCAGCACTATCCAGAATAGTGACGCTTGGCGGGGAGGCTGAGTTATATCCTGAACCAGCATCAGAAAGCGATACGGTTTTGACTACACCGGATAACACCGTTGCCACCGCATTGGCTTGCGTACCGTTTGTGCCAGGTGCGCCAATACTCACGCTTGGACTGCTGTAACTAGTACCGCCGTTAGTCACCGCAATGATGCCAACAGAACCAATGGTTACAACATTATTGCCATCCCAAGCAAAATAACCTTTGGACGGATCAAGAATCAATAAATTATTGTTTTTCCATTGTGCAGTTTGTACACCTGAACCGCTAAACGTACCGGATGCAGCAACTGTGCCTTTTGTTCCGTCAGTAGCGTTGTAATACTCAGCACTACCGTCTGCTTCAAACGCCACAATGTAATCTTTAACATTGATGCTGCCAGACGCAAGTGTTGTAGCGGTATTAGCCCATGTCACAGCGGTATTGGAAATACTCACCGTGTTGTAATTGGGAATAATTTTTAAGTTGGCATAACCAATGGGTTGAGCGTTTTCCAGCCAAGAAAACTCATCATCTTTGATAGCAGTGCGATTGGCTTGTGTGTCAAGGCCACGAAAGGTTTTGACAACTTGATATGATTTTTTTTGCTCTGCCGTAGCCATCTTAATAAATGTTGCTGTAAGCAGAAGGAATACGACGATTAAAGACAGTATTCAACACAGAAATAGCTTGTTTTGAATATTCTTGCTTGTAAATCTCTGCTTCACCAAACGATTGCTCGTAATACTTGGCTAAATACGCTGCATAGAATTGAACAGGGGTTGTATACGGGTCTTGAATGGAATCTGTAACCGTTGGCGTGGTTAATACCAAATCAGTCGGCAAAATCACCGTATCAATCTCAATTTGATAAATTTGATCCGGTATCGGACCAATATAAATGGTATTTTGACCATAAACCGAGAAAGCACACGGTCTACCAATGTAATTCTGCCAAAACCGCAATCTGGCGTTGAAATCTGTCCAAGCCAAGTAATCTAATGGCACACGACTATTACCCCAATACAAATTGATGTTCAAAATGTCTAGGGTTTGCTGGCCTTGTGGCAAGGTGCTAAACGGAATCTGCTCAACATTGCCAACATACGTTAATCCGCACGTTCCATTAAAAAATTCTGTGGATGGTGGATAGTTGTTGTAGCTTGAGCTGCTACTTAACGGATACGGGGGCGCAGTTGTGCCGGTTGTGCCAGCAGTCGTGACTTGATAAGTAAAAATGTTGCTAAACAAGAATTGACCGGCTGTATAAGCGGTACTTGCTTGCCAAGTCACAGGGTTTGTTGCTGTGACACTGTTAATCGTTGTTGCAGGTGGTGCGGGGGCTTGTATAACCTGGATAGTACGCAGACAGCCTGTATCACGCACTAACCGGTTTCGGGCAGCGTTAATATAGTCCGTTAGTTGCTGATCCGTGTAAAAATTAGCGTTGGCATCATGCAATAAACGTCTGACTTCCGTAATATAACCGGAGAGGGTTTTCGACATTTACGTTCCATAGTTTAAGCAACAGATCGGACTTTTCCCTCTGTTTGCTTAACAGCTCGCAGAGGTACTCTTTCCACCACCGGGGATAACGAATGGTTCTTTTCTGGTGGCTTGTCGGAAAAAGTCCACTTAGCAAGGATAGCTAAACCATCCTCAATATCGTTTGTGGTCTTAATCCAGCCAAGCCGAGCCAAATAAGGTTCTTTGTTTTCATCTCCGTAACCAAAAACGTGCTTGGCAACTTCAATAGGAACTTCAACGGGTTCACCTGGCAAAAAGGTATACTTCACGCCAGCAAAACCATCTACCAGTTTCTTTTCAGTTAAATTGGTTACGAATATTGAAATCATCAGAAACTCACAACATCGCCGTACACGGCAATATCAACTGTACCGTTAGACGATCCAGTATTGATGTTTACATACAAGCATTGCGTTTGATAACCGCTGACAACGGTATTAGCAGCAAAACCACCAGCAATGGTTAAATCTTGATAAGTGCCAGCACCCGTCAAGTTAGTTAACACCACGTTGGCAACCACCGCATTGGCAGTTGCTACGTTACCTGTGCTGGAAATACTAATTGCCACGTTAGCCGCACTGACGTTACCAGTTGGATTTTGTACAGTAATTCTCCGTACAATCACCGCACCAGA